AAAAAGATTGTTATGGCTGTTCTTTTGAAGAGGTGGGATTTCTTTGATAAATCTTATAAGATTCCACAGATTAAAAAAGACTTAAAGGATTATCCTAAGTTTTTAGATTGGGTATTGTCTACTGATAAAAACGATCATGCCAAGCTACAGAAAAAGCACATAAGAGATTGGGAAGTTCTTTTCTTTGAATTAGGTGCTGAGGTACTAAGTAATATGAAAGATTTTATAGCAGCTAATCCTGATAAGGCTGTACAAAAAATAAAAAAAGATTTGATAAAAGTAATAGCTCAGGTAAAAAAAGCTAAAGATCCTTCTAAATTAGAAATGTTAAAAACTCAATTAGATAGATTAAATGCTTTGGGTGGCTTTAAAAAGATTATACCGAGTGAGGGTATTACTTTTGTGTTTAAAGGAAAGGTTTTCAAATATACAGGAGCATTTGCACCTGTTAATCAAATACTAGGTATGTTAAAGTTTACGAGGTAATTATGGGATACAGCAAAGAAGCAGAAAGACAGAATAAAGCATTAGGTGATTTACTGAAAGGTAGAACTCCTGATAAAAGAGTAATGGTTGGTTACAAAGGTAAGGAGAAAGAAAAGGGCGATGTTATTCCTAAAATGACAGAACTAATGCAGGGTGTTAGAATGCCTTGGTTTTGTCCTAACTGTGATTCTGTTATGAAACAAAATTTAGATGATAAAATGTGGAGACTATTTGGACATTGTTTTGATTGTCAAGTAAAAATAGAAAACAAAATGAGAATAGCTGGCAAATATGATGAATGGGCTGAAGAAAAAATTAGGAAGAATAAAATATCATTTCTAAAAGATTCTATAGAAAAAATAAATGAGTTTAGAAATCAAAAAGCTCCTGAATTTTATAATCAAGTTGGTGTTAATCATCCTGAATTGGAAAAAGAAAAATGGAATATTGATATGACACAAATAAACACTATGGCTGACGAAGCCTTAGAAGAATACACAAAGGCTTTAAACGAACTGGAGAAACAATAATGAAAATTTGGAAATTAATACTCGGATTTTTTGGCGTAGTTGGCGCACTCTTTGCTGCTAAATCAGTTAAAAGTAAAGAAGTAGAAAAGTTAAAAGAAGTTATAAAAGTAAACAAAAAAGAAGAGAAAAAAGTTGAAAAAGAAATAAAGGTAATGGAGGAAAACAAAAAATCTTCCAAAAAAGAGATAGGAAACCTTAAACGTAAATTAACTAATAGCAAAAAGAAAACTCAAAAAATGCAGGAAGCTTATGACAATGATGAAGTCGAATCAGCTGAAGATTTTTTAAGAAACTTTGCTAAGAAATAGGGAGAAACAAAATGTCAAATATGCACGACTCACCATCAGAATATTCTGATTTTCAAAAAAAAGGACATCCAGGAACATATATTTCTGCATCAGTAGTATCAGACGGAATGACTGCTTATACAGGATCAAATTATGGCGCAAGTGCTGTAATAGTAAAAACACATGGAAGCGCTGTATTTCATTTATCAGATGGTGGAACAATTCCAGCTGCAAATCTAACTGCAGGTGTAGTATATGATTTATCATTAAGTAAAATAACAGCTGCAAGTAGTGCTGTAATTTATGTTCTTAAAAAACACGGTTAGTATGAAATATTTTTTATCACTATTATTAATAGTTCCTTTACTTGGACAATCAATTCAAAAAGATGGAAAAGAAATAACTTCTTTTACAAAAGAACAAGCATTAGAAATGTTGAAAGCTCGTGATGCACAATGGGAAGGCAAATTAGCTAAAGCAGATTCATTGATAGAAGGCTACAAAGAATCGATTGTTGATTGTGACGATGTAATTAATCAATTAGAAGAACAAATAAAATTAGATTCTTTATTAATGCTTGCTCAGAGAAAACAAATTGATTTATTAAAAATTCGTGATAAAACTAATGAAGAATTAGTAGAAGTAATTAAACCAAAATGGTATGAGAATCAATATCTTTGGTTAGGAATAGGATTTATCTTAGGAAAAATATAATGAAACCAGGACAACTAAAAGAGGTAATAAAAAGCGAATATAAGAAATGCGCTAAAGATCCTATATACTTTTTAAAAAAGTATTGTGTTGTTCAGCACCCAATTAAAGGTAAAGTTCCATTTCATCTTTGGCCGTTTCAAGAAGAATCTCTTAAAACATTTGAAGAACATAGGTTCAATGTAATTCTAAAAGCTCGTCAGTTAGGTTTGTCTACGTTGTCAGCCGGATACTCCCTTTGGATGATGACATTTCATCAAGACAAAAATATATTAGTGATTGCAACCAAACAAGATACTGCTAAAAACTTAGTTACAAAGGTTAGGGTAATGCACGCTAATTTGCCAAGTTGGTTAAAACAGAAATGTACAGAAGATAATAAACTATCATTACGATATAATAATGGTTCACAGATAAAAGCTGTTTCTAGCGGCGAGGATAGTGGTCGTTCTGAGGCTTTGTCTCTTTTGATATTAGATGAGGCTGCTTTCATTGATAAGATTGAACCGATATGGGCTGCTGCTTCACAGACACTATCTACTGGTGGACAATGTATTGCACTATCTACACCAAATGGTATAGGTAATTGGTTTCATAAGACTTGGGTTGGTGCAGAAGATGGTAGTAACGATTGGAACTTTATCAAACTACATTGGAACTTACATCCTGAAAGAAATGATGAATGGAGAAAAGAGCAAGATAGACTATTGGGTCCTTCTTTAGCTGCTCAAGAATGTGATTGTGACTTCTTAACTTCAGGACAGACTGTCATAGATGGTGTAATCTTAGAAGAGTATAAACAAACACACGTTACAGACCCATTAGAGAAGAGAGGGATAGATAGTAACCTTTGGGTATGGCAACCAGCAAACTATACTAAAGATTATGTACTAAGTGCTGATGTCAGCAGAGGAGATGGTTCTGATTATTCTGCATTTCACGTTATGGATATAGAAACTATGGAACAAGTAGCAGAATATAAAGGTAAAATATCAACAAAAGATTTTGGAAACTTATGTGTAAATACAGCAACAGAATATAATAATGCTTTGTTGGTAGTAGAGAACAACAATATAGGTTGGGCTACACTACAACAATGTATTGATAGGGGTTATGAAAATTTATTTTACACAAGTAAAGATTTAAAGTATGTAGATACAGAACATCAAATGACTAATAAGTATAGAATTGCAGATAGAAATATGGTAGCTGGATTTAGTATGACATCCAAAACACGACCATTAGTTATTGCTAAATTAGAAGAATACTTCAGAGAAAAGTCAGTTATTGCTCGCTCAAATAGATTAATTGATGAATTGTTTGTATTTATATATAACAATAATAAAGCTGAAGCGATGACAGGATACAACGATGATTTAGTGATGAGTTTTGCTCTTACACTTTGGGTAAGAGATACTGCATTAAGACTCAAAAATGAGGGAATAGAATTAACTAAGAGAACTTTAAGTGGAGTAGCATCACAGATGTTGCCACAAACACCAACCAATCAAAATAATTCTTGGGAAATGGAAGTAGGACCCAATGGAGAAAAAGAATCGTTAGATTGGTTAATTAACTAAGAGGCAAATTATGGCAGAACAAGATTTATTTTCAAGACTAAAACGATTGTTTTCAACAAACACTATCGTTAGAAATATAGGTGGAAGAAAATTAAAAATAGTTGATACAGGACAATTACAATCAAATGTTCAAACAAATTTAGTAGATAGATATACTAAGTTGTATTCTAATATGCAACAGATTGGATATAACGACCAATTGTATGCACAACAATTACGATTAGGATTATTTAGAGATTATGAGTCAATGGATTCTGATCCTATTATTGCTTCAGCTTTAGATATTTACTCAGATGAATCAACAATGAAAAATGAGTATGGTAAAGTATTGGATATTAAAACAGATAATGATCAAATATATGATATACTACACAATCTATTTTATGATATTATAAACATAGAATTTAATCTATGGCCTTGGATTCGTAATATGAATAAGTATGGTGATTTCTTTTTACAATTAGAGGTAGCTGAAAAGTATGGTATTACGAATGTAACACCTATGTCTGCTTACGATGTTGCTAGAATGGAAGGACACGATCCTGATAATCCATCTTTAGTTCAGTTTATGCTAACACCACAAGGAGATAGTAGTAGACATAGTTCTAAAAAGCAGGATACAAAAACATTTGAGAACTATGAGGTAGCTCACTTTAGACTTCTATCAGATTCTAACTATGTACCTTATGGTAGGTCACAATTAGAGGGTGGTAGAAAGGTGTGGAAACAATTAACTCTTATGGAAGATGCTATGTTGATTCATAGGATTATGAGAGCTCCTGAAAAGAGAGTATTTAAGTTGGATATTGGAAACATTCCACCAGCAGAAGTTGATAATTATATGCAACAAGTAGTTAATAAAATGAAAAAAGCTCCTGTTATTGATGAGAAAACAGGTGACTATAATCTTCGTTATAATATCCAAAACCTTACAGAAGATTTCTTTTTACCTGTAAGAGGTGGAGATAGTGGAACAAGTATTGATGCACTTCCAGGTTTAACCTATGAAGCAACAGAGGATATTGAATATTTAAAAAACAAAATGTTAGCATCTTTAAGAGTTCCAAAGGCTTTCTTAGGATATGAAGAAGGATTAGGTTCTAAAGCTACATTGGCTGCTGAATATGTTCGCTTTGCTAGAACAATTGAAAGAATACAAAGAATCATTGTTAGTGAATTAACAAAGATTGCAGTAGTTCATCTATATGCTCAAGGATTTAGAGACCAAGAGCTTGTAAACTTTGATTTAGGTTTAACAAATCCATCTACAATATATGAACAGGAAAAAGTAGAGCTATGGAATAACAAAACATCTTTAGCATCTTCTATGCTACAAGATGGTTTAGTATCTTCCGAATGGATTTACAAAAACATCTTTAATTTTACAGAAGAACAGATTAAAGAAAATGATGAACAAATAGTATTTGACTATAAGAATAAATTTAGACGCTCACAAATTGAAATGGAAGGAAACGATCCTGCTAAGAGCGGAGAATCTGCTGGTACTCCATCGGATATGGCGGCTGGTAGAACAGGTCATGAGTTGGATAATAATGGTGGTTCAGAAGAAGGTGGACAACCAGGCGCTGGGAGACCTAAAGAAGCTAATAAATATAGTAAGGATAGTGGTGCGAGGGGTAGAGATCCGTTAGGGGCTCATGATAAGAAGAAGGCTTATGGTGGAGTTGCTACAAAACACTATGAAAATCTATTCAAACATTTGGGTAAAGATGCAAAAACTTTGCTTTCAGAGGCTAGTGACTTAGAAACTGAATATAAAGATGAAGTATCTTCCCTTAATACTAAGAAAAATTAAGTAATCATATATTTATATATGAAGAATTATATAAACGATTGGAGTATAATATGAGTTCAAAAACAAAACACTCAAAAATCCGTAACACCGGAATATTATTTGAGTTATTAACTAGACAGATTACAGTCGATGTGTTAAATAATGATAAGAAAGGTTATGCGGCTAAAATATTAAAAGAGTTTTTTAATAAGAACACTCAATTGGGTAAAGAGTACGAATTATATAGAGTATTAACTGTTGAGAATTACAAATCAGAAACAAAAGCCAATCATTTAGTAGATGCAGTATTAACTGCTCGTATCAAATTAAACGAAGCTTCTCTAAAAAGAGAAAAATATAATCTAATTAAAGAGGTTCGTTCTCATTATGATATAAATAACTTTTTTATGGCTAGAATACCAAACTATAAAGTAAATGCTTCAATCTTTAAGCTATTTTCAACAAAAGAAGCTATGAATCCTCAGACAGAAACAGAAAGTCGCTTTACTATTGTAGAAAACATAACACGAAAGAACCTTTCAACCAAAAAGAAAGAGAATGTTATGGTAGAGGGTTACAAAAAGCAAGAAAAAGATTTGAGATTGCTTGCTTATGGAATTTTAGTTGAAAAATTTAACAAAAAATATAGTTCTCTTAGCGCAAATCAAAGAAATTTGTTAAAAGAGTACATAAATAACATTTCTAACACCAATTCTCTTAAAGAGTTTATTGAAAGTGAAACAGTTAAGGTAAAAAAGCAACTCCAATCGCATTTACCTAAAGTTTCAGACAAAGTTACAAAGATTAAGCTAAAAGAGGCTATAAATCAAGCAGAAACTCTT